CAATCGTGCCACCGGAAAAACCAGCGACCAGCGCATCATGATCGGACTGCACATCATCTGCCGCAGCCTGCGCTGCCGCAATCGCGGTATCGCGCTGCGTGAAGGCCCCGCTCAATGTACCGGCGAAACCATTTGTCAGCGCATCATGATCGGCCTGCACATCATCAGCCGCCGCCTGCGCTGCCGCAATCGCGGCATCCCTTTGTGAAAGGGCCGCGTTCAGCGTGCCGGTGAAACCATCCTGAACCTGCGTAAATGCCGTCACGGCGTCCGTGATGTCGCTCTGCGTCTGCGTAATCGACGCATTGATGTTGTCGAATAGATCCATGACGGAGCCGCCCAGATCCTCGACCACCACACCGCGCGGAACAGCCGTCAACCATTCGGTCAACGGGCTTTCGTTGCCAGAGTGATCCGTTGCGGAAATCCTGAACCGCGAAAGCTCTCCAGCGTAAGGAAAGAACGGATCAGAGACCGTTGACAACAACGTCAGATCATCACTGTCCGCAGACGCCCCATAGATCCGGAACGCCGCGAAATCCTCATAGGGATAGGGCTCACCATAAAGCGTGATGCCATCCATTCCTTCAGAGGCGATCCAACCAACCGGAGCCACGTAGTCAAAATTGCGTGCGCGCGCCTGGTGCGTGCCCGCAGACACATAGCCGCGCCCCCTGCCCCGGGCATCAACAGTTTGAACCTCGACCTCGTAGCTTTCGCCATCCGTAAGCGCGTCGGTCAATATGGTTCCGATCGCGCTTTGGGGATTGGCCACTTGCCACGCCTGCTGTCCCGGCCGCCGCCAGCGCAGCAGAGCCTTTGTTTCCTCTGTATAGCCGCGCGGGATCAGATCCACACCAATACGCGGCGTCAGAACCCCATTGCGCCCGGAGATCGCAACAGCCCGGCCTGTGACCGTCTGATAGACCGTCGCCAAGGGTGGACCAAAACCGCCGCCAACAACGGTCACAACTGGGTCATAAGTCGGGATTGTGCCTGTATCGGCCGCCAGCACCGCCGGTGAAGCTGGAACCCCACGAATGAGCGCACTTTCATTGGGGCCGGGCTCGATCGCAGTAATGACCAGATCCAGCGTCTCTTGGGTTACATCATAGACCCCCAGAAGATCGCCCGCAGACACCAGATGATCGGGCACACCTCCCCCGTCAACAGACCAGGCACCGCCTGCCAGTGTCACACCGAAATGTGTGATCTCACCAAGCGCGCTGCGCGCGATCATCCGATAAGACCCGTCCGGAAGGTCCAATTCCTCATCCAGCCGCAAAGACTGAACTTGGCCCGAGCTCGTGACAACGCCTTTGACCCGCGCCGCGCCATAGCCGGTTGCCGGAACATCGTGGACTATGGAAACCTTGTCGCCTCGCGTACTGCGGATGTGTTCCCAATCCGAATAGAATGAGAACTTTTCCGGCCGCAGCTCATTGACTGCCAAATGGTAGCGACCCAAACGCCAGGCGTTTCCGACCTCTAGGTCATCCTTTGTGACAACAACGCCCGGCAGATCCAGTGTTTCAAACTCGCGCGCGTTTTCGGGGCCATAGCCATCCGCATAGGCGGTTATTTCGTCTTGTTCCCATTCCAAGCGCTCAGAACGGACGCGCAGCCTCAGCCCGTGGATCTCGCGAGAAAAGACCTTTTCACCTTTGAACCCCCAGGAATTGCGGGGTGTGAAGATCTGCCGAGGCGTTCCAGCCGCACCATCGCGAATGATCGAATAGCGACCATCGACATAGCCCCAACGTGCGCGCCCGGCCGGTGCCACCAGCTCCAACACATCTTGCACCCGCATTTTGGTATCGATGACGTAATCGAAGGTCCAATGCGGCTCTTGATCGGCCCAGGCCTTCAGATCTTCCACGATAAGCTCAGAGGTGGTGCGCGGGCGGCGCAGGTGCGCTCCCATCAATTCGCTGGCGTAGATCCACGCCGGGTGACGCACCGGCTGTGGCTCAGTCCAAGCGGCACCATCCCAAATTGGGGCGAGCTGCTGCACAGTCGCATTCAGGCTATCAACTTGCCCGTTCAACTGTTCAGACGCGCGCATGCGAATTGAGATTTCAGAAATGTTGGCATGGCTGGGCAGCTGACCGGCGCGAAAGGATCGCACCGCCGACAAATAGCTGTCATCAGGGCGCGAAATGTCGTCGCTGTCTTCACTCAGGCGTTCAACACGGACCTCATATTCACCCTCTTCTGGGAACTTGATCGAATGTGTGAACCGGACAAGGGACCGCTCCGCAGCCGTGCAAGTCATTAGCCCCGCGTCGATAAAGTCCTGATCGCCAACCTTGCGGTATGTGCAATGGAAGTCCACAGTCATTTCGCGCAGATCGCCTGTGTCTTTGATATGCGCGAGGCCCTGGTTAAACGTTACGTCGATCGACGCCGATGTGCAGCGTTCCCGCGTAAAACGCACAACGGGAGTATGCTGCAAAAGCCTCACGCTTTCGGGATCTTCTGCCACATCATCCGGGTAAAGCGTCATCGGCTCGATACCCGTGCGCCAGGCTGTGACTTGCTCCGAGATTTCAGGGATCGCGGCCAGCGTGCGCGCTTCATCGACGTTTAGAAACTCGATTTCCACGTCAGAAAATTCAGAGATCGGCGTAGTGCCGATGCGCAGATCTTCCAGCATCACCGGACCTGACCCGAAGGTGTATCGGCCGCGATAGTAAATCTCGCCATCGATCACTTCCGTGAACCCGCGTGCGGTCATGGGCGGGAAAATGCGGCGGCGGCCGAGGACGCGCGGGAAAACGCCATAGGGGCGTTTTTCGTTTGCGGTGCCGGTGATTGCAAAATTTGTGTCGCCCTGGGAACCAGCTGCCCCGGTCGATGCTGGCGGGATCAGAGCATTGACGACCAGAGCACCAATGACCGTAATTGCTGCCGTGGCAAGACTGACCGCGAACGCGCCCAAAGAGCCAACAGCCGCCGTTGCGATGGTCCCGGCCGCAGAGGTAATAATTGCTGACAGAAGCGCGCCCGCAAGCGGGCCGTGGACCGGGTAATAGATTTCCACAAAGACGCCAGCGCGCGGGCGCACCTTTGACCATTGCGACATTGGAACCAGGTCGCGGCGACCGTTGAAAATCAATTCAACAACCGGCAAGCCGTGGCGCTCGGCAAAGTCGAAATCATGGATGATCTCTGCAATCGTCCGACCCTGCTGAAACTCGCGTGTTTCGCGATTGAGAGAGCAATGGAGCGGGTGCGTTTGCGCAGAAACGTGGAAGGCGGTTGCGTCATCAAACAAAGCGATAAATTCCCTCAAGGCGACCGAGCCACTTAACCCGGTTCCAGGCTTCCAGCACTGAGCCTGTGCTGTCTTCTTCGATATGGAGCATGTCGCGCCCGTCCAGGGCGTAACCCACATGCAAGAGCTGAGAGCGCACCCGGAACATGAGTGCATCCCCTTCTTTAATGTCTGCGCGTTCGACGGAGACAAATTGCGGCCGGAGCTGATCCGCTACCGATTGACGCGCGGCCTCTTCCATCGTGCAACGTGGATCGGGAAGCACCCGCCTCAGCCGCGCCTTGTGCAGGGCCAGAAACAAGCCCAGGCAGTCGAAAGCATCAGGGCCACGGCCGAGCTTTTTGTAGCGCAGCCCGACCCACTCTGATTGCCACATCAGAACAGCCCTGGCGTGGTGGCGGGCGTCATCATCAGATAGCCCGCCTGTTCCTCCAAGATCGGTTCGACAATCAGAGCGGCCGTGATGGTTTCGGCGTTATATTCAATCTGCGGCATTTCCATATCGAAGGGGCCGACCTCGATAAAATCAGGCGTGTCCGCTAGGACATACCGCACATCAACACCGATTTTCCCCGACGCGGAACGCAGGATTTTCACAATGCGCTGATCGACGTTATCGATTGAGAGCTGCATAACCGGCGTGCCTTCTTCAATGTCATCAGGCAGAACCAGATCAAAAGCCGCTGGCAGATACGTTTGCCCCTGGTGAACAAGAGAATTGAGATCGCGCACAAACCGCAAAGGATCGGGCCAGGTCGCATGCGACAGGCTGAGCAACGGCAAGAGAACTTTATCGCTTTCCTGCGCATTCACGGCGCTGGTAAAGCCAGGGCTGGTAATTCTCATTCACCCTCTCCTAAATTGTCTGTTGAAACCGGGCCACGGATTGGGCCTAGGGAAGAACCTCAAGGGAGAGGCTGACAACGCAGCTCCGGCCCGCCTTGTTCATTGTGTAGCTTTGGGTGAACCGAAACGAACGGTCCACCGCCTCGATCGGATGCTTAGCCGTGAAGGCAAGCGACCCGCGCTTTAGGCTCGAACTGTACCAAGCTTTAAACTGCGCGTATTGGGCAACGCTCATGCGGGGCAGCGTGAACGTGACCAGATCAGGCGCGGCCGTTGTCCGAAGGCGCAGCTTCGCGGGGCCAGTTTCCATTGGTGTCCGCAGAACTTCATCGCCCGGTTCTTCATTGTAGCTGTCACCAACCGGACAAAACGGAATGCCATCAGGCCATCTGATTTCACTCATGCGCCGCGCGCCCCCGGACGGTGACCGTAAGTCTGCTTCATCATCTTCTGGCCTTTCGGACCAAACACCGCCTTCAGCGCTTGATCCTGCATCATGATTTCCAGCGTGCGCCCGTCACTGGACAATTGCACATCATGATCGCCTTCAGGCGCGTTGTGGATGACCACGGAAAGCTGCGGCCGCTCATTGCCGCCACCGCCTGAAAACGACGTGCCATTAGGCAGCACCACCTCGCCACGTTCCAGGATTGCCGGCACTTCATTCGGCATCAGCCCGGCGATGCCGCCAGTATGGTATTTCGGCGCACCGGACCAGGTTGAAGGCGAGAAGGACCGGCCGTGGCTGTACCCATCAGCGCCAGCAACGCCGCCCGTGTGAAGGATGCCGGGAATAAGCGCACCATTCAGAAGCCCCCCACTTGCCCCACCGCCGCCAGACGCCGCACCTTGCTTGAACCAATCGCCACTAAAGAGCCCATCGGCAAACCCGGTGAAAATCCCCTCTTCCCCGAACAAAACGGCTTCAAGCCTTGCCCGTGCGATGGACTTGGCAACGTCAGCCATCGTGTCGCTAAAGCTTTCGCCGTTCATGATTGAATCGAGCAAACCTTGCTGAAGATCCTCGTTTGCCTGGTTCCACAATTGCGCCTGGCCATTCGCCTCTTCATATTCCGCAGTCAGCTTGCCAATGGCTTCCGCCTTTTTGTCAATCTGCTGGCGGATGGTCTGGCCCGTTTCCGCCTGGCGCGCGTCCAGGTCGATGCCTCGGCGGCGCGCCTCATTCAGGAGGTTTTGCCGCGCCGTGGCCTCTGCGACCTCTGCACGGCTTTTTCCGATCAGATCAATTCGCAGCTTCAGCGCGTCAATATCGCGTTTGCTGGATGCAAAGAGCCCACCATCCCGGCTTGCCGCCTTGCTGGCACGATTGGCATTTCGGGTTGCCTGCTGAAGCCGCGCGGCCTCTTCAGCCAAAGCCACAATTTCTTCGCGCTCTTTGGCAAGCTTGGTGCCATCTGTTGGGCCCAGCTGGCTTGCCAGGGGGGCCGTTTTGCGGTCGAACTCCAGCCCCGCCAATTCCCCGGCCAGCTTAACCGGGTCATCGCGAAACTGATTGCGCAGGCGCGCAACATCGAGATCAGCTTGACCTTCAGCCTTGAGATCGATCAACGCCGCATGCGCGCTGCGGATCTCTTTCACCATCTCACGGGCAGAGGCCGACATATCCACCCGACCGACATTTTCAGCGGCCTCTTGCAGATCTTCCGTAAGCGCGAAGGCTTGGCGCAACAGATCCTCTGCCCGCCGCAACTCGGCTGCATAGCCTTGGTCAACCTCGACCCCGAGCTGCTTCAAAAGGGCCAGCATCTGAGAAATACCATCGGCCGCACCTTGATAGTTTGACGCGGAAAGCCCTTCCTCGATCGCCTTGATCAGCTCGCGAACCTTAACCACATCCGCATCGGAACCCGCGAACGCCTCGGCCAAAGATCCAGCGTTTGCAAGATCCCCCTGAAGAAGCGCCAATTCCTCGCGCATTTCTTTCAGAGAGTTTTCCTGCTCCGGCATGGCGAACTGTGTGTTTTCTATCTGCTGCTCGAGAAGCCGGATTTCACGCTTCAACAGCTCAATATCTTCTGCAGTGCTTTCCAAGAGAGCCGCGCCCACGCCGCCAACCTGATCTTTCACGGCATCGCCCAATGAGACGCCATCGCCCAACTTGCCAAGCGCGGTGTTTGTCTTAGCCACAACATCCGCCACCTGAATTTCAGCCAAGCCAAGAACCAATTCACGCACCTGGTCTGTGGCTTCATTGTAGATATCGGTGAGCTTATTCACGTCATCGGATGCAGCCAACTCGATCGCGGACCGGGCAGCCCCAATCGCTTGTTCGGCCTGTTGCCAGGCTTCAGCGAAGTTTTTGACCTTTTCCGCCGCCTCATCAGATTCCTCGCCTATATTGAGCAAGAAACCGGCCAAGGGGAAGCCGATCGCCGCGACGGTGCCCAAAAGGCCAGCGATAATGCCGACCGGCCCCGCCAGGGTGGTGAAGCCGCCCGCGATTTGCGGAACCTGCTGGCCAAGAATGCGGAAAGCATCGGTGCCCATTTCAGCTTGGACAACCATGTCTGAGATCTGCGCAGCTGTGTTCCCGATGATAAAGCGGCCCTGCGATGAGACGTTTATGAATGATTGCTGCGCAGCTGCCGCACCCTTTGCCGCCGCCCCTGTTGCACGGTACTTGTTTTGCGCAAGCTCAAGGATCTGGTTTGCCCGATCCTGGGAAACCGCGCCGGTCTTCACCGCAAGATCCAGCTCCTTTTGAACGATTTCGAGCTGGCGGGTCTGTCGCACTACGGGATCGAGCTTTTGCTGCATGCGGTCCAAGGCCCGGTTTTGGTTTGCAGCAAAATTCTCGAACATTTTGTCAGCCTTGGGATTGGCTTCTGCAAACTTCTTGCGGATCTGGTCAGCGGTCAGATCAGAAGTTTGCAGAATGTCTTTCATGGCCCGATTGAACTCGCCCTGATTGGCAACCACCGGAATTTCAAGGGCGTCATCGCGCATATTAGAAACCTTCAATCCCCATCCGCTTCAAATCCTCTTCTTCCCAGTCCGGGCTTTCATTGGATTTTTCACGGATGCCATTTGCTTGCTTGAAGCCTTCCCAAGCCTCTCGGAAAGGCCAAAGTTCCTGCCGGTCAACTTCAGCGGGGGAGAGCCCCATCACTCCGCCCCATCGGTAGAGGACGCCGAAATTCCATCGGCTGGGCTCTCCCCGTGATCCTTTCCCTGATCGTCGCCCTCATCTTTGGGCGCGTCAGGATTGCCCAAGAGGCGATGAGACAGGGCGGCCGAGGCGGTCAAAGCCAACCCGAGAAGGTTGCCCTCTTTGAAGACGCGCAGGGCCAAAGACCGCGCGGCCTGTTCTTCCATGCCGCCACCCTTGAGCCCCAGCGCAAGGGTGGACAGGAGATCGTCAACCCGCCAATCACCGTTGCCAAGACGTTGAAGCACCTGCCCCGGCCCCGCATTGGTTTCATCCTGCAAAGCGCGCAGCTCACCAATGCAAAAGGCGAAGTCATGCGATCCGCCTTCCCACGTTAACCGGATCATGCTTTTGCAATCCGCTCAGGGGTTCCATCGAACTCAAACGTAAGGTCAGCGGTCACAACCTTGCCCTTGGTCCGCGCGTTGTTGTAGCCCGTCAGGAACATTGGCCCCTGCTCATATTCAGTCTCGCCCGACTTGGCATTTAAATGCCCAAGACGGGCTTTCTTGGCAGCGCTTGAATAAAACCAATCCAGCAGCGTGCCGCTAGATTCCCGCGCCCAAACACCCGTTGCTGTGACCGTAATATTGATAGTACGCACTTCCTTTTTCAGGCTGTACGGCAGGGTTTCATCATCACAATCGGGCACCTCTTCTGTGTCCAAGCTTGCCGATCGGTTGATTGTGACGTCCTTCAGGCCACAGATCCGCGCGAAGGTATCGGAACTCGTTTCGATTTCGAAAACCATTTCGGAAAATTTTTCTGTCGTTGCTTCAGCCATCTCGGGCCTCCGTTCTTTGCGCCCTCTTGCGGGCTGGTTTCACACGTTGTGCAGCCCCGGCCGCAACGACCGCAGCTATGCATTCTTCGGGCAATGATTGAGGCTCGGGCGAAGGCTGCACTTCCCAGCCCGCATTCCGCTTGCGCGAGCTGAAGCAAAACCGCCGCGTGAATATCGCTGTGGCCATCTCAGACCCTTTTCAATTCTGCTTTGATTTCCCGGCGCATCCGCCGGATGATCCCCGCTTTCTTGGCCCGATAAGCCGGGTAGAAATACGGGTGTGCCTTCGCACCTGGGTGTGGCTTTCCGCCTCCGGCAGCGAAAAGGGCCTTGCCCGCCGCTGTGCCGCCACCTTTGGCCACGCTGTGGGGCGCTGTGCCAAACTCGACCCATCGGGCACGTGCCGGGAAATCAAGGCCGCGACCGGCATAAATGGTGATCTGAACGCCCGAGCTGGTGACCGTATCGACCGAAACAGACCCCTCCGGAGCGTCGCCCCAAGTCCACCCGATGCTTTTACGCAGATCACCCTCTTTGACCGGCGCCAACTGTTTCATAAACTGCACCAGATCCTCGGCCGCCTCTTCCATCGACCGCCGGATTGCGATTTCAACAGCCTCAACAGCGCGGGCAAGCCGGGCCTCTAAACCGCGCGTCATGTGGAACCGTGGCGCAGCTCAATCTTGATCGCGAACTGCAAAACAACATGCGTGATCCCTTCAGACGGATCGGGGAACAACCTGGACAGGACAAGCTCAGTGCCCACATGGCCAAAGCTCGGCAGATCAAGCGTGACGTTCTTCAGAGCCGCGATAACGGCCGCGCGCATTGATTTGCAATGCAATCGCCCAATCTTGTTCGACCAGAGATCGAGCTGAAGCGTGACTTCCACGGTTTCCAGATGCTCATAGTCATCGGGAACCTCTGTTTCAGGACCAAAAGAGATGTAACCGCCCGCACTCCCCCAGGGCTTGCCATCGCTCTTGTCCGCATCAGGCAATCGCGTGTCGTCGTACACGTCAGCAACCAGCGCCATAACGGCAGCGTCGGCTTTCAACGTGGAATAAATCGCTTTCTGAAGCTCAATTCCGGCATCATTCACCATGTCGCTACACCCGCCGTTCCATGATCAAGAACTGATAGATTGTGTTGTTTTGAGCCAGACGCGGGCGCTCCTTCACATCGAACATGCGTGGCACCAGCTCAGTGCCGACCTTGAAGGAAATCGAGCAAAGCCAATCCGCATCGATCTGATCCGCCAAAGACGATTGCCGCACAGAAAGGATAGCCGGTTGTCTGTTCTCCAAGCGCGCCGCCAAAACGCTTTCACCCCCATTGCGATAGGCGAGATTTGCCCGGGTCTTGAACTGTTCTTCAAGCTCACCGCCGACCTTGTTTCCTGCCCCGTCATCAGCCCCGGACAACCGAAAGAACGCCACGCGGCGATTGAAGTCATTGGGCCTTAGCGCTGCCACCATGCTCTCCCTTTATTGATTGGTATGTGGGTAAGCACCCTGCCTCCCCTAGAGGCTCGGGAGGTGCTAAACTTTGGTCCAACGGTAGGGCTGGATAAGCGATGAAACGGCAATCGGGCTTGCCTGAGTGCGGTCCTCATACCACGCAGCCGCCAACGATTTTACGGCCAGCTTCAACGCGGCCGGAACGTCAGAGGCCCCGCCAAATCCACATGTGAAGTCCAGCGAAATCGGAGCGATATTGTCAGCTTCAAGCGCTGGCAGATCGAACGCGCTGCGAATTTGAACCATGGTTCCGGTTGCAGTCGGGTAGATACGGATATGCTCAGGCGCAACCGTCTGCTCATCCCCATCAGTATCAGCATAGGTGATCGCCACCGCTGAAACGTCAGGAACCGGAAGGTGAATGTCGCGCGACCAGCGAGAGTGCTGGACGCGCCAGGTTTGTGTGACCATGGCCCGCCCGAGAACGCCCGCGAACCCGTCCAGATGCGACACCGCCGCCTCAAGCAGAGTTGTCAGCAGGGCGTCGTCGTCGCCGAAATCGACAACGGCTTGAGCTTTTACCTCTTCCAAGGTCACGGGCGTTTGAGAAGGAGGGGATATGAGAACCGGACGGAACATTTATGGCTTACCGCGCTGGTTATGCGCCTCCTTCGGCACATTGATCACGCCAGCCTTTTCGGCCTCTTCAATGCAGTTTTCAGGGCATTCTTCGCCCTGGTTGAACTGCCGCTTGTACTTGTCCCCAGGGACAAGGTGGTGCCATGATTTTATGAACTTGGGCATATCTATCCCTCCGTTGACTTATGAAGAGGGGCCGAGGAGACCCCTCCTAGAAATCAACCTTAGGACGCAGCAATGCGGTGGTAGCGCATCCATTCGGGGTTCCACAGTCCGCCACCTACGCGCTTGGTGGTGTAAAAATGGATGTATGGTTCGTTTTTGTAGGGGTTGCGCAGAACCCGAACGCCAAACCGGTCAAAAATACGGTAGGTGTTCGCCATGTTGCCGAACGCAACCGGAATCGCGCCCCCTGCAATGTTCGGCATGTTGGAGAGGCGACGGATACCATAGCCTAGGAGGGTCGCCGGTTCGCCGTCCTTAATGGGAGGAGCCCAAATCAAGTTACCTTCGGTGTCCTTGAACTTGCGAACCGTGCCTGCTGTCTTCTTATTCATGTAGAAGCCCGCACCCATCATGCGCTCGTCTTCCAGGTCATAAACCAGATCAATGAGGCCATCGACGGTCAGCGCGTCAGCGGCGCCTGAAGCGACTTCTTTGATCCACCCAAGAGGATGCCGCTGAGGAGCCGCGAGTGCTGTTTCCGTTGCTTCATCGAAATTCAAGAAGCCCTTGGGCTTATTGACGCCGTCACCATTTAGGAAAGCGCGGCCTTCCTGCTGCGCAAACTCAAGACGAACCTCACTCGCAAGCCAGGCTGCGATGTCGATTTCGGAGTCATCTAAGATTCGCTGGGTCGCTGCTGGGTCGGCATAGATTTCACCAAAAGCGAACTCGTATTTAGCAATCTTAGGCGTGCCGGTTTCTGGGCGCGCGTCAGTCTCACCAACCCAGCCGGAAGTTGCGCCGTGCTTGTTGTAGAGCTTGGCAAAGCCCTGGCCAGTAACCGGCTGTACAGTAGCATAAGCTCGCATCTGCGACACTTCTGCAAGTTGGTCAGTAATAGTGCGATCCCACTCCACGGGCGAAGTGTAGCCGCCGTCTTCATCGCTTCCAACGGACGAAGCAGCGCGAATGCCGCCCGTACGGATCGCGGACTTAACTGCATCCAGCTTGCCTTCCCGCATAAAGGCTTCGAAGTGACCGGCATAGGCCTGCTCTTCTTTCGAACCACCGTCTGCCGTCGGGGTCCCAAGCTGAGTCGCGGCTATCTTTTCGTTCTGGGTCTCGATGACGTCCATCGCCTCAGACAAGCTGGCATCAATGCGATCCAGCTTTTCAGAGGTCAGAGCATCGACCGCACCCTTGGCTTCTTGCTTGATGGTTTCGCCCATAGTTGCCTTGAATGCCTCGAAGGCTTTATTGACCGCTTCGACAGCCGCCTTGGGGTCCATAGATGCCTCGGCCTTAGCCTTAACCAAGCCGCGCACCTCTTTCGTGGAATTGAAATGTTTCATCCTTGTTTCTCCTCTGGATGAATTGCGTTCGCGAGCTTCATCAGCTCGGCAGTGAAATCGACAGCGCTTGGCTTGCCGGTTGGGGCAGCGTTTGGCGTGCCCCCTTTCATGTCCTGCCGAAGCGCGCGGCGTTCGGATCGGGTCATGTCTGGGTGTTGACCGCGCAAAGCGTCTTCGAACATCAGGTCAGCTCGAGTTTGTCCAACATTCGCTTTCGCGCTAGCGTCTTGTTTGATTTCGGCACCATTAAGAAGGCCATCAGCAAGACCGACCGAAATGGCCTCATCGACCGAGAAAAACGCATCTTTCGACATGATCGAAAGCAGTTTCTCAGCGCTTTCTTCCATGCGCTCAGCATAAATGCTGGCCATGGAGACATCGAATTTATCCAGAACTTCGGCGGCTTCGCGATTGTCGTCGGCATTACCGACAGTGACGCCCCAAGCCTTGTGAATCATGATGTTGGACGCTTCGCCCATCAGAATTTCATCGCCCGCCATTGCAATAAGGGAGGCAGCAGACGCCGCGAGCGCGAGAACCCGAACCTCAACCTTGCCTTTGTGCTGGCGAAGGGCGTTGTAGATGCCAACACCATCAAAGTACGAGCCGCCGGGTGAGTTTACGTTGACCACGATATCGCCCGGACCAATTTCCGCGAGACGATCGCGAACATCCTTGAGGGACGTGCTTTCGTCCCACCAATCGTCGCCAATAACGCCATAAATGTTGACCTCATTGGAGGCACTTGAGCTGGCTTGAAACGAATTGTCCCAGTTTTCGACAGCCCCTTGCCGAAGGGACCACTTCTTGCGTGTCAGGCCATCATAGGCCTTTATCGCGGGCAGAGCCTTCAGCGACATCGCCATCTCCTTTTTTGGGTGTTCCGGGTGGATCGTAATAAACGTCGCCGCCTGGACGGGCCGTTTCGCCTTCAAGTCTGCGAATGTCGTTCGGGCTATGGGTGCCCATCTCCAGCTTGATCCGGTTCGCATCCCAGCGCGTTTTCTGGTCGCCGCGCTGGAGCTTGTAAGTGCTGATTTCGCAGCGTTTAGACATTTCGTTCGGCATCAGGTCGCGCTCAATCGCGCCTTCCCATTCGTCCAGAATTGGTCCGACTGTATCGTCAATGAAACCGATGTTTTGATGTTCAACCCCGGCCCCATAGGAAGTTTGCTTTTCAGTGAAGCCCGCTTTATGCGGCGGAACGCCGAAGAACATGCACACCTCTGTGATGCCGTGCTTTTTGTTCTCAACGAACTCGGCATCCGCGGAGGTCATACCAATCGCGTTATAGGTCATGCCTTCCTCAAGGATCATACTCTTAAAGGCATCCTTGCCGCTGGCGCCGCTGTAACTCTCCAGCGAGGCTTTAAGTCGCTCATATGCCTCTTTGCTGATCGCAGTTGGGTGGGTCAGTGCGCCTTTTACGTTGGTCCCCTGCTCGAAAAGCCTCACACCGTGTTCTTGAACAGCAGTTGAGAAGCCTAAAGTTTCGCGCGCATAGGTGAGAACGGACATACCGTTGACGCCATCGAAGCAAGGGCCGCGAACATGGAAAACGTCCTCTTGCGGCAGATCGAAATGCCGACCGAACTTGTCGGTGTAGGTGTATTTAAGCGTACCGTCTTGTTTCTGATCGCACGCCACTGCGTGGGCGTGCATTGGTATCAAGGACGTTAAACGATTGCCGGTGCGCACCTTCAGGGCGTACCCATTGCCCTGCATCAGGCGCGAGAACTCAAGTTGCTTGCGAAACTGACGACCGTGCTGCCAGAGGTTCGGACGCCGGTTCAGAAGCTTTGCAACCTGATGATTTTCGTCCCGCGCGTTGTCCGTCCCCTTAATCTCGACCGGCAGGCCAGATACGACGCCCGCCAGAAGGGTGACGCAGCGATATACGGCAGCCACCTTCAATGCTTCGCGGCTACTGATCACCCTGCCTGAGCTGGTGGCTGCTCCGCCACGCAGGAACTCGTCCAGCTCCTGAGGGCTTTGGACATTTGCCACATTGTAGGTGGGGCCGGTGTAATTCGCCTTCGGCTCAGGCTTCTTTTGGCCTGACCGCAGCCAATTGAATAATTGCATATCACACCATCAAAATGCCCCGACTCGCATAAACGCTCGTCGTGTTTTTCATCGCGGCAGTGGCAGAGCCAACAGCCATTGCTAGGGTGACAACCCCGTCTATCCGACCGCGAGACCGGTCCTTGTCAAACATTCGGTTGCTGAAGCCATTCTCTCGGATGATTGCGTTTCGCGCGCAGATGCTTGTCAGCTTGTTGCCATCGATCGTCACCGTGCCGTTCAGCATGTGATCTTCGAGCTGCGTAATGGATGTCGGCATGTCTAAGAACTTGCTGTCAAAGCTGACGTTCGTGCCCTGCTTGTGACGGACAACCTTCAGGCCGTTGCCGCTTTTCTCGTCGCCTTCCTCGATCCAGTAGGCAAAACCTGCCGTATCAAAAGCCTCGCACAGCTTTTCCATATGTGCGCTATCGATTGCCATCTGCACGACATTGTGGCGCCCGCACAAGTCAATGATTTTGGCCGCGATGAATGAATAGTCGATCACGCGCCCCGGCGTGATTTCAATCAGGCCTGCCGCTTCCAGATCGCGGTACGGGATCGCATCCGCCGTTGATCGAGCCTCAACCTCAAATTCCCGCGTCCAATACCAGTTCTTAACCTCGATCTTTTCGCCTTCCCATGCTGCGGACAGCGCGGTCAGGTCGTTCTTTTGCGAGAGGTCCAGCGCCAGATGAGCGCGACGGCCAATCATTTGGGCTTCGTTGACCGAACCCTGAACCTCTTTCCATGCCTGCTCAGATGTCCAGAAGCCCGCGGAGCCAATCGGGATCCCGAAATACAGGCGCTTGGTTGTGAGCTGTGTGCTGATCTGCTGCTTAGCCGTGACGACCAGCTTTCGCACGTTCTCAACCGGATAGGTCAGCCCCAGAGCAGGCAGGGCTTTGATCCAACAGCTGTCATCTTCGAGTGGATCATCGTCATCATCCACGCGCGCGATATAGGCAAAGACACTGTCATCGCTGAAATCGCCGGTCACGACTTTCTGGCAAAATTCGCTGTAATCCGTTCCGACCTGCTGGTCGGCGCTCGGGGTATTTGTCCCCAGCATCAGAATGCTGTCGCCGTGCTTTTTCGTGACCGCAGCACGCCACATTTCAACAGCCTTGTTTGATTTCATCTCGTGGATTTCATCACCGGCCACGAGGATGGGCTTCGGGCCAGAGATTGCATCACCGCTGGCAATGGGCTGCATCGACGAGTTGGTCGCCGGATGCTCAACCTTGTAAGCTAGATCGCCAGTACCCCGTATGACGAATTCGCCATCCTCCAGTGTCTCGCCTTCTGCCTCCGGCATGGGTGCCCGGATCATTGCTACGGCATCGCGAAACATCACCCGTGCGGTGTCTTTCGTCTCCCCGATACAATAAACCTCGGCGCGCTGCCTTCCGTAAAATCCGCAAAGATAGATTCCGATAGCCGCCATTAGCGGCGATTTTGCTTGCCCTTTTCCCGTCTCAAGCCAAACAAAGCGAAACCGAACGTATCCGTTCAGGTCGCGCCATCCAAAAATCGAGCCAATCACAAAGGCATGCCAGGGCAGCGGCACGAAAGGCTCGCCTTCTTTTGCGCCCTCCGTAATTGTTAGGAAGGCTGGGAACCAATCCAGAGCGTCTTCGGCTTCCTTTAAGTTCCACACCAGCCCGCGCTCATGGCAGGTTTCTAAGTCTCTCAGGTGGCGCGCGCATTGCTCTCGCACGAACTTGCCAGCAACGACCTTCCCCGAAACTACATCCTTAGCGTATTGGGTTGTTCTGTCAGTGGCTTGCTGCACGGTTCAACTTCCACCGCTCCGCAGCCGTCATCTTCTCGGGCTTCTTCGGAGCCTCTGCTTTCGCCCCCACGCTCTCAGGCGTCAGGGTCAGTGACTTTTCCAATTTAGCGATCTGGTCCGCCATGTTTTTGACCTGCGACCACAGCATATTGGCAAACTGATTGCCTTCATCGCTTTCACGGATCGGACCTTGGGCAACTGCCAACGGCTGATAGTGCAGGTATTCGGCAGTCAGCCTTACGAGCCGATCAGTGGTACGCGCCCGCGCACGGTTCCAAAGTCCGCGCTCTGACAGATCTGCCTTGTACTCTTCCCAAAGCACTTTTGCCTGCTCCGCCATCGCCGCGCCGTCTTCGTGACCGTCAAAGATATCGCCGTACCGAGGGCGCTGGATCTGGGCCATGGGGACACCCCCCTTTTTCACAGCAGATATTGCAAACGAAGGAGGCCGGCAGGTTTCCGACCAAAAAGCCCCAAAGATTCGATCCCCCCCCTCCCTTGGTAGCTCACCCGAAGGCCTCACCATTCCTGCCCGTGACGCTCTTTCACCTGGGCAATCATCTCCGCGTCCCCTGCATGGGCATCCTCTATCCCGTGGCAGAGGGCGTGACAGGATCGGCAGATCAGTTGCAGGTTTGTCAGGTCATAGGAGCGCTCTGGAACCAGTTTCCACGGGCGGAGGTGATCGACCACCGCGGCGCGCTTACCTGATCTCCCCCGGAGGCTTGGCGGTATTGGCTTACTGCACATGCGGCACTTGCCGCCTTGCTGTGCATAGAGCGTGGTGGCGAACTGGTCGCGCTTGGCACTTCCCTTGCGGCCTGCGAATGGATGGTGGGTCAATGGAAAACTACTTGGGTCGCCTTGGAGGCATACGCGCATAGGACAGCCATCTACCAGCTTTCAATGTCTATTTGTGGGTGACGTGCTAGATGGTTTATTCCCACCGCGTTCAACTCTATAAGGAGTTTTACAATTCCCAACCACAGTCCGGCGGCCAAGTCCGTATCGTGTGCTGGTTGACTGGTATATCCATTTGCGAATTCAACAGCTTGTTGAATGATAAGTTCTCTGTTCATCGTGTACCTCCGTGTGTGCCGCAAGCGGAACGTGTTCCAGCTAGTCAGCTTCGATGCGCAAGCGACTTGGGGAGCCATCTATCGGTCTCAGGTGCCTGGTCATGTGTGGATATGGGCTTCCCGCCCTAAAATGCACATTTTTGTTGTATAGACCCGCTTAATGCGTGCCTAATTGCACATTTTTGTGCACATCTTAAGTGTGCGGAGGGGGCAGGATGGTCCTGCCCCGCACTAGGAGGAAAGAGAGATGAAGCTACAAGCCTTATCAATCATCCTCCAAATCATCACTATGGTGGCCCTGTTGGCCAACATCGTCCACCACTGGTGATTTGGGTGGTCGCCCCTTGGAAACAGGGGGCGGCTATCCCTAGAATAGGGGTTTAGCGATGAAAGCTCAAGATTTCCTTGCTTGGACCGAGGCCACCGGCCTTACCTCCGCGCGCTTGATTAGCGAGGCATTGGACGCCTCACGCAACAAATGTCAGTCTTGGCTAAAGAGTGCCAGCGACGGTGTGGATATTGACGTCAAGCGCACAGATGCGCTGGCCATGACCGCCATCTACCACAAAATGCCCCCGTGGGACGAACGATAGGAGAAACATCATGTCTAAGAGAGCCGCTTATATCTCAATCGCCCTGAGCCTCGTTACTCTGGCCCTGATCTATGTGAACTTCTACGTGATTTGATGGTTTGCAGCGCCTGTTCGGGAGCACCTAAGCAAAACTCGACCTGCGATTTTATTTGAGTGTACGCGAAGGTTTCACGGTGTCAACACTTTGTTGGACGAAAACGGGAACGGCACCAAATGCCGGCCCCATTTACATATATTAGCGCTCGGATATGTCCGCCAGGGTGCGCAGGGCCTCAACGAGACGCAATCCCCGCTCAGTCGCCGCTCCTTCAGTCACCAGAGGCAAAAAAGGGTTCCGGGCCGGTGTCATGATGGCCTCATAATCCGTAGGACGCAGGGTATCCAAACGCTCTTTCCAAACGCCCCAGCCGTTGCTCGCAGCGCGTTCTTTCTCCTCTGGCGTGCGCAGATCCGGACCCTCATCGTCGGCGTTGGTTTCGAAGCGCTCAGGCATGAACTCGATTTTCGCTGTCTTGGCGAATGGAGACTTGCCCAGAACAACGCGGCAATACCGGAAGTGCGCGGCGGTAAGGCCTGCATATACATCCCACAGGCGCGCAGCCTCGCGGTGGCTGGGCTCCATCAGGAAAACTGCCTTACCTGCCTCTTCGCTCAGTGCGGGATTGCGCATGTCTCGCCATTTGGCCGGCTGGCCCATGTCACGGGCGCGCTTCTGAAGCGCTGTGCGATCCGGGGCCTTGTCTTGACTTTCCTGCTGGCGCTGGCGATTCACGAACCGCTTACCGCTATCCCGGCGCGGTGTGGGCGCCAATTCCAGCCCAGCCGGGGCCTCCTTAATTCGAGCGCGCTTCTTTGCTCTCAGCTTTGCGCTTTTGCTGTGGTTCATCTTGCCTGTTCCTGCCTGTCAGCCGTCTACTTTTTGGATGGTGGCGAACAGGGCCAGTAGGTCCTGCTCGGTTAGCGTTCTGTCTGCCCATCTCTTCGCGGTCCTGCGGGCTGCGTCGGCGATGGTGGCGTTTGCTTTCCGCTCTGCCGCTTTGCGCTGGATGGTGCGCGCGGCCTTGGGGTTTGGGCTGTGGCTCATGGTTTGGCGCGCTCGGTAGGGTCAAAACGGGATTTCGTCGTCGTCGATGTTGCTGGATGGGCCGCCCTGCCCTCCGCCATATCCGCCCTGGTTGCTGCCACCGTAGCCACCGCCATAGTCGCCGCTACCCTGTCCGCCGCTGTCACCGCGAGCATCCAACATCGTCAACGTGGAGCCAAAGCCCTGCAACACAACCTCAGTGCTGTAACGGTCGGCGCCGGACTGGTCCTGCCATTTGCGGGTTTGCAGCTGGCCCTCGATGTAGACCTTGGAGCCTTTGCGGAGATACTGCTCTGCGATACGGACCAAGCCTTCGTTGAAGATCGCGACCGAGTGCCATTCTGTTTTTTCGCGGCGTTCACCGGTGTTGCGGTCCTTCCACGTCTCAGAGGTGGCAATGCTCAGGTTGCAGACCTTGCCGCCGTTCTGGAAAGTGCGGACCTCTGGGTCACGGCCCAGATTGCCGATGAGCATTACCTTGTTCAGTGAACCGGCCATTAGTTTGCACCCGGGACACGTTTGCACGCGACGTTGAGGCTGGAAAGGTGGCCCATGCCAGCCTCTTCGAGGATGCGTTGCGCGCTTGCGGCTGTGACGCGTTCGCGCGGCGCGCTTGCGGCCGGTTTCATTTGATCGCGGCTCATCTCAATCGGATCTGGACCACGCATCGCAATCCGTGCGGCGCGGATGACGGCCATCTCTTCGAAGATGCGGGCTTCAATATCCCCCTCGATGGGACGCTTTGACCGTCTGGGATTGTCTCCACTTTTCCACCAGCGGACGGCTTTTTCAATGGCCCACTGCGGATAAGCCGTGAGGCATTCCGCCCAATCTTCCGCTTCCATTTCACGGACGGCTTGGGGTGTTTCCTTTTCGTAATAGGGCAAAAGCAGAGCTGCAACACGCGCCATGACCCAAACGGGATCAGCTCGATGGGTGAGGATATCCACGGCGATTTTAGCCTCTCTGCGAGCCACCCGACAGGCGCTGAGCGACGGCAGCAAATGCTTGAGCTGTTCCACTTCCGGCATTGCGTCGGCGGCTGTGAGGGGTTGTTCCAGTCGGTTGGTGATTGCGTAGAGGCTCATCTAATTCTCCATTGATTGAGTGGAGCCGGGACGGTTCAATCTCATCCTCCCAGCCTCGGTTATTCAGCCATGTTTCCGGGTTCTTCGCGTATCCATCGACTACATTGCGATCTGCGGCATAGCGAATTGCTCCGGAAATTATCTCGTGCTCAGGGACCCCTGCCCCGACGAGGCGGGTGTATTTAGCCTCCGCCTTGGCGCGGCCTTTTTTGGCACCGCCTCGGTGTGGGTATTGATCCCAAAATTCCTGAAACCTCTCGTGCTTTGGCTTGGGGGATACAGGGGGTAATAGGTTCAAGGATGGTTCTAGGGAGGTTCTAGGGGGGTTTGGGTCCCGCTCTGGGACGGGTGGGGTCCCGCTC